GCAGAGGAATTTATGAAAACATTTAAAGAGTTTTCTGAAAAAGAAATGATAGAAGAGATGAAAGTTATGGATCATCTTCATGACATTGTTAAAAACAAACAAGCTAAAAGAGTAAAGTTTGCTGATGGGTCATCCAGAACTGTGGATCATTTTACAGCATCTGCTGTTACACAGGTGCATAAAAAAGTAAATGATGCAAATAAAGAAAAATTATCAAATATGGTACACAAAAGTCCAAGTCATTTAAAGAAGGCGGCTGATTTTGCTTTTGGTCAAGTAAAAAGAAAATGAATTTAGATTTTCTTTTAGACTTCTTACGAGAAGCGCCACAAAATATTATGAAAATTGGGCGCACTAAAAAGATTAGAAGAAGAATCAGGCGTGATAAAACTGGTAAGATAGTAGTACAGAGAAATAGAATTAGATCAGGTGTAAAGGGGTACGCAGCTACAGGTAAAGGTGGTTCAGTAAAAAGAATACCTGCTACTGCAAGAGTTAAAAAAGCGAGATTGTTAAAACGATCTTGGAAAACAACAAGAAGAGCTAAACTTCGCCGTTCTCAACTAAAAAGGAAACTTTCAATGAGAAGGCGAGCATCACTAGGACTAAGATAAATGAGTACAAAAGAATTAGTAATCACAAATAAACTAAGAGGCCCATCTATTATTAGAGTTAGTAGTAGAGTTGGTGGCGCCGGCGAATCACATACAGATGTGGCAAACATATTCATGGCGAACTTATCAGCCACAGAATCTACGTCAAACAGCTACGGTGGTTTAACAATCGAAACAGTAACAGCGGCTAGCATACAATCTTTATTTTATAGCAGTAACGGTGTTATAGAAATAAAAAGAGTTGGTGATGCTGGTGTGGCTGCTTCTGCTAATGCAAATCTTTTATCATTACAGGCTGGAACAGATGAAATTAACTTTACTAAAAACTTTAATGCACTTGATGAAGGTAAAACAAAAAATATTTTCATTGAATTTGTAGATGATGCTCAAGGTACTGTTATCTTAAAAGTGGCTAAAGTAGCCACTTATAACCCTGCTGCTGATACATTCTAAGGAACGAAAATGAAACTCATATCAGAAACATATTTCTCAGAAGTAAAAACTCTTATAGAAGAAGCTGATGGGAAAAAGAATCTTTATATAGAAGGTACTTTTCTTGTCGGTGATACTGTAAATAAAAATAATCGAATGTATAAAATGGATACTCTTCGCAATGAAGTAGCTCGTTATGATAAAGAGTACGTTCAAACTAATCGTGCCTTAGGAGAGTTAGGACACCCAGATACACCTACAATTAATCTTGAAAGAGTATCACATAAAATTGTGTCACTAAGTGAAAATGGTAAAACATTTCACGGTAAGGCAAAAATCTTAGATACACCATACGGACAAATTGTTAAGAATTTTATTGACAATGATGTAAGTGTTGGGGTTTCTTCAAGAGCATTGGGTTCTTTAGAACCACAAAAAGAAGGATATAATTTGGTGCAAGATGATTTGAAACTTGCTACGGCTGCTGATATTGTCGCTGACCCATCTGCTCCAGGTGCTTTCGTAAATGGCATTATGGAAAATAAAGAATGGATGTTTGTCGAGGGGCGCTTCATAGAAGCTGATTTTGACAAAGCAAAGAAACAGATTAAAGAAGCAACAAAATCTGAAATAGAAGGAGTTGCTCTCAAATTATTCGATAATTACCTTAGAAAACTTTAAAATTATAAATATTGTTTACAAAAACAAAGGAGATAAATCAGATGTCAGATCAAAATCAACTCATGGAAGCAGCTGCTGAAGTATTAAATAGAAGTAGAGCAGATGCGTCCTCACAGCCAATGCAAAAAGCTGACGCCTCTTCAGTAGGTGGTACGCAAGATTTAGGTGGACCAACACCTGAGAATTATAAACAAGATGATGATTCAGCAAAAGTTAAAGTTGCTGCTATGGCAGCTGATAACTCTGCTAAAAATCAAGCAGGAATAAAAATGAAACCTTCAGCGGCTTCAACTAGACAAGAAGAAGTAGAAGCTGAAAAAGAGGTAGTACAAGAAAAAAGTATGCCTCAGGGTTTAAAAGATTTCTTAGAAAAGAAGAAAGAGAAAATGAAAGAGGACATACACCAAGATGTTGAAGCTTTATTTTCTGATGATAAAAGTATCTCTGAAGATTTTAAAGCAAGAGCTTCAACTCTCTACGAAACAAGAGTCAATGACCGTGTTACACAAATACAAGAGGAAATTGACAATCATTATGCAGCTTCATTTGATGACGCTGTACAAAAAATTAGAAATGAACTTACAGAAAAAGTTGATGATTACCTTAACTATGTTGTTGAGCAGTGGATGACGGACAATCAAATCGCAGTAGAGTCTGGTCTCCGTGCAGAGATGACTGAAGAGTTTATTGTAGGTTTAAGAGATTTATTCAAGGAGCACTACATTGATGTTCCTGAAGAAAAAGTTGATCTAGTTGATGAATTAGCGACTAAAGTTGAAGAGTTAGAATCTCAACTTGATGAGGAGATGGAGAAAGGTATGACATTTGCTAAGGCGTTAGTTGAAGCAAGAAAAAATGAAATTACCGTAGATGTATGCGAAGGACTTACCAAGACTCAATTTGAAAAAGTCAAATCACTTGCAGAAAGTGTAGAATTTTCCACAGAGGAAGAATTTGTAGAAAAGGTAACAGTCATTCGTGAAAATTACTTTCCCACAGAGGGAACAGTACAAGCTAATCAAGAAACAGCACTAAACGAACAGGTTGATCTACCAACTGAACAAGTTAATGATCCATTTGTTAATGCAGTTTCCAACGCTATTTCACAATCAAAAAAATAATTTAAACTAAAAACAGGAGAAAAAGATGTATCTTTCAGAAAGTTTACAAAAAAAATGGGGAGGAGTCTTAGATCACCCTGATCTACCAAAGATTGATGACCCATATAAGAAAGCGGTAACAGCCGTAATTCTTGAGAATCAAGCAGTTGAAATGGGTAAGTCGCAAGAAACATTGCAAGAGGTCTCACCTACAAACTTTGCAGACACAGGTGGTTTTGGTACTGCTGGTAATCAAACCAAGGCTGGTTTTGACCCAATCTTGATTTCTTTAGTCAGAAGAAGTTTACCAAACCTTATCGCATATGATATTTGTGGTGTTCAGCCAATGACTGGACCAACCGGTCTTATCTTTGCAATGAGAGCTAAATTTGATAACATGGGTGGTACAGAGGCCTTCTATAATGAGGCGAATACGGCTCATGCAGCTTCAGAAGGTGATGCTCCACAAGCACTCGCAGTTGGTGGTACACCTCCAACCGCTGTATTTACTGGTAACGCTGTAGCTGATGCTGGTATGACAACAGGTAAGGCAGAGGCATTAGGTGATGGAACTGCTGGTAACACATTCCATGAAATGGCCTTCTCAATCGAGAAAGTTACTGTAACCGCAAGAACAAGAGCACTCAAAGCTGAGTATTCTATGGAACTTGCTCAAGACTTGAAAGCAGTTCATGGTCTTGATGCTGAAACAGAGTTGTCAAACATTCTTTCAGCAGAAATACTTGCAGAGATCAATCGTGAGGTTGTTCGTGAGATTTACAAACAAGCTATTGTCGGCGCAAAAGTTGGAACAGTTACACATGGTAAGTTTGACTTAGATACTGACTCAAACGGTCGTTGGATGGTTGAGAAAGTTAAGGGTCTTGCGTTCCAAATAGAACGTGAAGCAAACGCTATCGCCAAGTTAACTCGTAGAGGGAAAGGTAACATCATGATTTGTTCAAGTGATGTAGCATCCGCTCTCGCTATGGCAGGTTTACTTGATTATAACTCCGCTTTACAAGGACAAATAAACCTTCAAGTAGATGACACAGGCAATACCTTCGCAGGTACAATGTTTGGTCGCATTAAAGTGTATATTGATCCTTATTCACCTGTAAGTTCAACAAATGAATTTGCTGTTGTAGGATATAAGGGTAACAACGCTTATGATGCTGGTTTGTTCTATTGCCCATATGTACCTCTACAAATGGTCAGAGCAGTTGGTCAAGACACTTTCCAACCAAAAATTGGATTTAAGACTCGTTACGGTCTAGTATCTAACCCATTCGCTCAAGGTACCACAGTAGGTGCAGGTGCATTAACAGCACAAACTAATAACTACTATCGTGCTTTCCAGATTGCAAACTTAATGTAATCATTTGTTTTACTTTAAAAGAGGAACTTCGGTTCCTCTTTTTTTTGGCTTCCGCTTTTTAACTTATATAAATAGAAGATGGCAGGCATAACAGATAAAAACCCTAGTAATCCTAATTTTTTACACCCGAATAAATTTATATTTTCGTTTGCGAGAGCACCGAATTTACAATATTTTTGTCAATCGGCAACTGTACCTGGATTATCAATTGGTGAAGCCATGTTTAATACACCATTTGTAGATTTGTTTTCACCTGGTGATAAACCAATGTATGATTTATTAAACGTAACATTTCTAATTGATGAAGATTTGAAAAGTTGGTTGGAGATACATGATTGGCTTCGTGCTATGTCATTTCCTGAGGGTTATGCTGATTATAAAAATATGAGTAAATTAAATAAATTTGCCGGAAATCAACCAAAGTTTCCACAATTTCATGATGCTTCACTTACGTTATTTTCATCATCAAATAATCCTAAATTTAGATTTAAATTTAAAGATGCCTTCCCTACCACACTTTCTACGTTTGTAATTAACTCAGCAGATTCTCCTGATGAGATACTTACAGCTGATGCTACATTCAGATTTGCCTATTATGATATTGAAAAGTTGTAAAAATTAGTGTATCCTCTAATGAGGAGATAAATTATGAAACAAATTGATGAACTATTAGAATTATGGAAAAAAGACTGTGATATAGATCGCACAGAACCAGGTAAAGAATTATCTAAAGTACCTAGTTTACACAGCAAATATCTCAACATTCTATCAAGACATAGACTACTTTCAAAAGACGCTGAGTTTAAGTATATAAAGCTCAGAAGAATAAAGTGGGAATATTACACAGGTAAAATGAGTGAGGAAGATTTGAAAGAGAGAGGGTGGGAACCTTTTCAATATGTACTCAAATCCGAGTTGAATACATATTTAGAGAGTGATACTGATTTAAACAAATGTGTGGCTACAAAAGCTTATCATGATGAAATAGTGGAACTTTGTACAAGTATATTAAAAGAATTAAACAGTAGAACCTATCAACTTAGATCATTAATTGATTGGGAAAAATTCATTGGCGGTATGTAAAGATATATATTAATGGCAGATATAATTTTAAATAAATTAAACGAATCTTTTTTAAAAGTCGAATGTGAACCTCACTATGAAATGGAATTATCTTCTTATTTTACTTTCTACGTTCCTGGTTATCGTTTCATGCCTGCTTACAAGAGCCGAGCATGGAATGGACAAATTTGTTTATTCAACAGACGTAACCACACAATATATTATGGCCTCATACCACACATAAAAAAATTTTGTTCCGAGAGAGATTATAAGCTTGAACTTTCTCCAGATGTTAACATAACACATTCATTAAGTCTAGTTGAGGCAGTAGACTTTATTAAGACATTAGATTTACCTTTTGAAGTTAGAGATTATCAATTACAATCATTTGTACAATCTATAAGAAATAAAAGAAGGCTCATATTATCACCAACAGCCTCTGGTAAATCATTAATCTTATATCTAATTGTTCGATACTTAATGAAAGATCATGATAAAGGTCTTTTAATCGTACCTACAACTTCCCTTGTTGAACAAATGTTTACAGATTTCAAATCTTATGGTTTCGATTCTGATAAACATTGTCATCGCCAGTATTCAGGTAAAGAAAAACACACAAATAGTTTTCTAACAATATCTACATGGCAATCTGTTTATAAAAACGATAAAGAATACTTTGAACAATTTGATTTTGTAATTGGTGATGAAGCACATCAGTTTAAAGCTAAATCACTTACTACAATACTATCAAATTGTATTAACTCTAAATATAGGATAGGAACAACAGGCACCTTAGATGGTACTCAAACACATAGATTAGTTTTAGAAGGACTCTTTGGCCCTGTTTATAAAGCTACAACAACATCAGAACTCATAGAGAAAGGACAACTTGCTGATTTTAGAATTAAATGTTTAATTTTAAAATATGACGAATCAATAAGACATCAAGCAAGAAAATGGGATTACAATTCAGAAATAGATTACATTGTTAAAAGTGAGGCAAGAAATACTTTTATTCGTAATTTAACTTTGTCTTTGAAAGGTAATACATTAATTTTATACCAATATGTAGAGAAACATGGTAAAAATTTGTATGACAATATTCAAAGTAAAGCTGGTAAAAGAAAAACCTTTTTTGTCTTTGGTGGAACAGATACAGAAATTAGAGAGTCAGTTCGATCAATTCTTGAAAATGAAGATGATGCAATAGTTGTAGCGAGTTATGGTACTTTCAGTACAGGTATTAATATTCGCAATCTTCACAATATAATCTTTGCAAGCCCATCAAAATCTAGAATAAGAAATTTACAATCAATAGGAAGAGGACTTCGTAAGAGTGAAACAAAAGAAAAAGCCACCTTATTTGATATAGCAGATGATTTTCGTATAGGTAAATTTGCCAATTATACGTTGAAACATTTTATAGAAAGGTGTAAAATATATGATGAAGAGAAATTCGCCTATAAATTTTATAACATAGAGTTGAAAAATGGAAAATAAAGAAATCAAAATAATAAGATTAAAGTCCGGAGAAGATGTGATAGCCGCTTTCACAGAAAATAAAAAAGAGAAGAGAGTGACTTTAGAAAATCCAATGCACATAATTTTCAAAAGATCACCTACAACTGGAGGCACAAGTCCAATGATGTATATGTATCCTTGGGTGCCAGTAGAAATGGTAGAGAAAGACATAGCGCTTATAGATTCTGTAAATGTTTTAACTACATTTGAACCAAAAGGTGAGATGATAGAATATTATGAAAACGTAATCATTGATGCAAAAGAAAGAGCTAAAAAATTAGGTGATCAAAAAGTCTTTGAAGAAGATATTGAATATGATGATGATATTGATATAGATGAAATTAAAGAAGCTTTGAGAGAAAGAAAAACAAAAAAAATGGTGCATTAATGGATTATAAAGATGTGATTGTAAAAAAACCTTGGGGTCAAGAATATCTTTGTTATCATAACAAAGAAATTGCCATTTGGTTTTTACATATAAAAAAAGGAGAAAAAACTTCCTTACATTGTCACCCAAATAAAAATACTGGTTTTGTTGTTCTTAAAGGGCAAACAAAGTTATCATTTATAAGAGGTGGTGTTGATATATATGGTTTAAATAAAATTAATATATTTCGTTCAAGGTTTCATTCTACATACGCTGTAACAGATTCTTTTATATTTGAGATTGAAACTCCTGAAGATAAAGAGGATTTGGTAAGATTAGAAGATTCTTATGGTAGAGAGGGTGAAAAGTACGAAAGTTCTAGTCATCATTTACCTAAAAATAATTCTTGTGTATGGCTAGATGAAGCTTCATTAAGTCCTAAACATTTAGATGTGTGTGGTTGTTGCATACAACACATAGAAATAATTGATAAAAAAGAGTTACTAAATAAGAAAGAAGAAGAAATATTTGTCATAACAAATGGTGGTTTAGTCACAGATGAAAATGGTAAAAGACAAAAAATATTATGGCCAGGTGATGTTATTGATGGTGAAACATTACATAGACTAGCTATTGCATTTAAATTGGATTATAACACAACTGTATTACATATAATAAAAAATGTTTGAATATAACTGTAAAATTATAAAAGTAGTAGATGGCGACACAGTAGATGTTGACATTGATTTAGGATTCGGTCTTTGGATTCATAATGAACGAATACGAATGTATGGTATAGACACGCCTGAATCTAGAACTAGAGATTTAATAGAAAAAAAATATGGTCTATTTGCAAAAAAATTTGTAGAGGCACACTTACCTTTAAATAGTATTGCAACACTAAGAACACAAAAAGATAGAACAGGAAAATTTGGTCGTGTATTAGGTGAATTTATGTTGCCAGAATCAACATCAGATTTAACGGGACTTATTAAAATAGAAACACTTAATGAGTTAATGATTCATTTTAAAATTGGTGTTGCATATCATGGCCAAGCTAAAGACCTGATAGAACATGAACATAGAAAAAATAGAGATTTAGTTGACTTGAATTGTTTAGATGGTTTAGATGATGTGAAAAAAAATGATACATTTATTTGATTTAGATAAAACATTATGGGATTGCCAAAATAAATACGAACAAGAAATTTGGGCTAAACAATTAGTACCACCTTTCAAATTTGCCACCCATTATTCAGAAAATATTGTTATTGATGATGTTCTCTCTCGTTGCGAGTTGAGAGAAGGCGTTAAAGATTATTTTAAAAAAATATCAATACCAGAAAATAAAATAGGATTTTTATCTGTGGGTGCATATCATGGTATAGAAATGGAAAGACAACCTAGTGTTAAATTATTACAAAAGTTCAACATTTACGAATATTTTACACACACTAAAGTTCTACAATACAAAACTTTTGACAAAAAAGAAATTTTAAAATTAGTTAAAAAAGAGTCTGATGGTGAAGAAATTGTGTTTTATGATGATGATGAAAAAAATTTAGATAAAGCTGAGAGTTTAGGTATTAAAGCTGTTGACTCTTTAAATATAAAAAATTGGAATTTGTATGTCGGTTGATATTCTCTTTGTACACCCTAATGCTTCTGAAAAAATTTACCAAGGATTATCATCTAGAAATTCTGCTATAGAACCACCTATTTGGGCTGCTATGTTGGCCAAAAGTGTTCTATCATTAGGATATAGAGCTGAATTAATTGATGCTGAAGTTGAAGGTTTAAGTTATACAGAAACAGCTAAAAGAATTTTTGTATATAAACCTAGAATAGTATGTTTTGTAGTTTATGGCCAACAACCTAGTGCATCATCTCAAAATATGGAAGGTGCTACAAGAACATCTGAAATATTTAAACTACTTGAACCTGAAAGTTTTGTATTGTATGTTGGTGGTCATGTTTCAGCTTTACCTGTTGAAACATTAGAGAAGCATAGTGAGATTGATGCAGTATGTCAGAATGAAGGTGTTTATACAATAAATCAACTGATACAATCCAATTTATCTCACGAACAATTAAGAAATGTAGAAGGTCTGGTTTATAAAGTAGACAATCAAATTATAGTAAACAAACCATCACCAGTTGTACCTAAAAAACATTTAGAACGTGATTTACCTGGAATGGCATGGGAGTTATTACCAAATTTAAAAAATTACAGAACAGCTGGTTGGCACTCTTGGTCGAATGATACAGAAAAACAACCTTTTGCAGCTTTATATACAAGTCTGGGTTGTCCGTATAAATGTTCTTTCTGTATGATAAACATTATTAATAGAACAAAACCTGGATCTGAGATAACAAGTGAAGATAGTAATATATTTCGTTGGTGGTCACCAGAGTTTATCATAAAACAATTCGACCATATTGCGAAACAAGGTGTAAAGAATGTAAAGATTGCTGATGAATTATTTGTTTTAAATCCTAATCACTTTTTAAAAATATGTGATTTAATAATTGAAAGAGGTTATGATTTTAATATTTGGGCATACTCAAGAGTTGATACTTGTAAACCACAATACTTAGAAAAATTAAAACAAGCCGGTGTAAATTGGCTTGGACTTGGTATAGAAAATCCTAACAATGTATTAAGACAAGAAATACACAAAGGTGGATTTAAAGATGTGAAAGTTTTAGATTTGATTAATACAGTTCGTGATGCTGGTATAAATGTAGGTGGTAATTACATATTTGGTTTACCTTATGATACACATGAAACAATGCAAGATACTTTAGATTTTGCATTAGAAAATCCAACAGAGATGGCCAATTTCTATTCTGCTATGGCCTATCCAGGAAGTCCACTACATAAAGAAGCTAGAAAAAATAAAATTGTTTTACCAGAAACATATGCAGGTTATAGTCAACACTCATATGAAACACATAACTTAGCAAATGATCATTTAGAAGCTTCAGAAATTTTAGAGTTTAGAGATTATGCTTGGGATACTTACCACTCACATCCAAAATATTTAAGTTTAATGCAACATAAGTTTGGTAAAAAAGCTGTAGATGAATTAGATAGTACAAAGAAAGTTAAATTGAAAAGAAAATTATTAGGAGATTGATATGAATTTGATGAAAGCATTAATTATAACATGGGAAAACTTTCAAGACCAAGAAGTTGTTTATCCTTATTACAGGATAAAAGAAGAAACTGATGATGTAAAAATTATATCTAATGTAACAGGTAGATTTCATGGCATCATGGGTGTAAATATGACCTCTCATGATACATTAGATAATTTAACAAATTATTCTAATTATGATTTTTTAGTTTTACCTGGAGGTGTTAAGTCATTAGAAAAACTAAGACAAGAAAAAGATGTCTTAGAGTTTATTCGCCAATGGGATGTAGATGGTAAACTGATAGCTTCAACTTGTCATGGCGCTCAGTTAATGATATCCGCTAAAATTACAAAAGGTAGAAAAATAAGTGGTTATTATAGTATTAAAGATGATATAAACAATTCTGGTGCAATATATGTTGATGCACCTTCTGTTAGTGATGGTAATATTGTATCTTCACCACACTACGATCATATGGGTGCTTGGATGAAAGAGGCTATTACATTATATTATGCAAACGCTGAACGAGGATAAACTTCTTAGAATACATATTAAGGCATCATATTGTAGAGCGTTTGAAGAAGAAGTTTTTGACCTTGTACAAAAAAAGATAATTAAAATACCAGTTTATCTTTCTGCTGGGCAAGAATATATATCAGCGACTTTATCTCAATTACTACTTGATGTTGATAAACAGATATTCATACAACACAGAGGTCATTCAACCTATCTAAATTTTGGTCGTATGGAACATAACTATAACGAACCAGGTTTAGATCCTATTTACGAGCTTCATATGAAATATTTGGCTCTAGAATTATTGGGTGATAAAAAAGGTTGTGCAAATGGTATGGGTGGTTCTGCCTCAATACAATCAAAGAAAAATAACATATATGGTCATGATGGTCTTATGGGTTCTCATGGCCCTATTGCCACAGGTGCCTGTTATGGTAATAAAAAATTCACTCTTTGTTTTATTGGTGATGCAGCTGCTGAAGAAGATTATTTTTTAGGTGCTTTAGGTTGGGCATCAACAAAAAAATTACCAATATGGTTTATAGTTGAAGATAATAATCTCTCTATTCTTACCGAGAAAAAAGTTAGAAGAAACTGGGAGATGAATGATGTTGCAAAAGCTTTCAAAATGAAATCACATAGTTGTACTGATGATCCAAAAGATTTAGCTCTTCGTTTTTATGAAACTTCAATTGAAGAGCCTGCATTGTTTAATATAAAAACTAATCGTTTGTTTTGGCACGCTGGTGCAGGTATAGATGACCCTGATACACCAGACTTACATAAAAAATACATCAAATATTTTGGACCTAAATACAGTAAAGAAGCAAAAGATTATGTGAAAGAACTGTGGAAAAAATGCTTAACGTAAAAGATACAATAAAAGACGTTGTTCGTTATCATCTAAAAGAAAAAAATGGTTTGGCTTTAGGTCAATGTTTAACTGCTGTAGGTTGGGTTGGTGGAACTTTGCCAGAATTATATGAAGAAGATGGTATGGTTGAACTTTCTATGGCTGATGTTGCAGGTGGTGGCATAGCAGTTGGTATGGCTCTAGCAAATCGTAGACCAATGTATGTAATACGTTATCAAGGTTTTAATTGGTACAATGCACCAAGCATTATAAATTATGCAGCTAAATCAAAGGAGATATGGGACGTATCATGCCCAATATTTGTTCGCTCCATTGCAATGGAAGGTGGGATTGGTCCTGTAGCAGGATCATCTCACCACTCCTTGTATTATAGAATGCCTGGAATAAAAATATATTCACCAATGACACCTAATGAATATAAAGAAGTTTATAGAAATTTTATGAATGAAGATGAAGTTTATTATGTTTCAGAACACCGAGGTTCTTATAATAATACTGAAGAGTTACCAGATATAATTCAAAAAGATGCTAAAGTCACTTTATTTCCTATTTCTATAACGAGATTTGCAGCTGTTGAAGCCGCAAAAGAATTAGAAAAAGAAGGCACAAAAGTTAATATAATACACATCAATCAAATAAAACCTTTTAAAATAAAAAAAGAATATGTGAACTTTATTACAAATGGATTAGTCATAGATGATGATTATGTTGATGGTATTGCTAAAGCTATATCATACGACATACAAAAAATTACAAATAAAAAAATAGATGTTTTAGGTCTTGAAGATAAAAGTGCTGGTTTTTACAAACAAGTAGATAATTTACCGCCTACAAAAGAGAAAATTATTGGTAAAGTAAAAAAACTGTTAGAGGATAATTATAATGATAATAACTAAAACACCTTATAGACTTTCATTGTTCGGTGGTGGCACAGATTATTCTGATTGGTATAGTTTTAATAAATCAAGAATTATGTCAGCTGCAATAAATCATCATTGTTTTTTAAGTGTAAAAGATTTACCTCCTTATTTCAGTTATAAGTATAGAGTATCTTATTCAAGATTAGAAGCAGTAAATTCAATTGAGGATATAGATCACCCATCTGTAAGAAATTGTTTAAAACACTTAGATATGAAACAAAGTTTGACAATTACACATGATGGTGAAATGCCGGCAAAATCTGGTGTAGGTTCCAGTTCTGCTTTTACTGTTGGTTTATTAAATGCTTTATTTCATAAAAAAGGCATCAAACTTTCACCAAAAGAATTAGCTGAAAAAGCAATTCATGTTGAACAAGTATTAAATCATGAGAGTGTTGGTATTCAAGATCAGATTACAGCTGCATATGGTGGTATGAATATAATTACAGCCGGTTTAGGTAAAGAATGGGAAGTAGAACCAGTTAAAATATCAGATGAATATTTGAAAGAATTGGAAAGTCACATACTTTTAGGATTTTCAGGTAAGAGTAGAATTGCAGAAGTGCAGGCAAGAAAACAAGTAGAAAGAATTGGTAAAAATAAAAATTATTTAAATGAAATTGCAAGTGTAGCCGATTTGGGAATACATTATATTTTAAAAGAAGATGGTATAGAAAAAGTAGCTAGTCTTTTAACAGCCACTTGGCAATTTAAAAAACATTTAACAGATAATTTGACGAATCAAAAACTAGATTATATATTTGATCTATCGGAAAAAAATGGATCATTAGGTGGAAAATTAATGGGTGCTGGAGGTGGTGGATTTTTTATGTTTGTTGTGCCTCCAGAGAAACAAGAAAAATTTAAAAAAGCACTCAACCACATAAAAGTTTGGGTGCCTTTCAAACTTAATAAAGGAGGAAGTGAAGTCATATGACCGAACAAAAACAATACAGCGAAGTTTTGTTACAAGAAGCAAAAAGAATCAGAGAGTTCATTAAGCTTAATGAATCAGAAATAGGCGCCACTCATTTGAAAATAACAGCAAACATATTAGAAGTAAGAGCTAAACAGCTTTTAAATAACTTATCTTCAAACGGAACACCGCTATCATAACAGTTTGTCAACCCTTTGTCAAGGAATATTATGCAGAATTACCAAGAAAATTTTCAAAAAAAAGGATATGTTTTAGTAAAAGAATTTATACCTAAAACAGTAGCTACATACTTATTTGAATACTTAAAATTTTCAAGTCATGCTTTGCTTTTGTCAGGAAAGGCAGTTGTTGGAGATGAGCAAGTTCCAAATTCTTTTGCACCAAGACATGGTGATATGGCTTTTCAGGCATTAATGAAACATATGCGACCTACAATGGAGATTATTACCGGGTTGGACTTGTGTCCTACTTACACTTATGTTAGACTATATCGTGAAGGTAGTATTTTAAAGAAGCATAAAGATAGACCTTCATGTGAAATATCAGTAACAGTAAAACTATCGGATACAAAAAAAAATGACTACAATTGGCCCATTTATATGGATGGTACTGAATGTATTTTAGAAGATGGTGACGCAGTAATTTATCGAGGTTGTGATTATTGGCATTGGCGTGAACCTTGCGAAGGTGGTGAAAATTATCGTTTAGGGCAGGTGTTTTTACATTACATTGATAAAAATGGTCCTCATTATCCTGAATACGCTTATGATAAAAAACCATATACCAAATTATTTGAAAGTGAATTATGAGTAAAGAATCGAAACACTACGTTAAAAATGCAGATTTCTTAGAAGCTTTAATAAAATACAAAGAAGCTTGTGAACTTGCTAAAGAAGAAAACAAAGAAGATCCTCCCATACCAAATTATATTGGTGAATGTTTTTTTAAAATAGCTGAACATCTATCAAGAAAACCTAACTTCATATCATACTCATTCCGTGATGAAATGATCTCAGATGGTATAGAAAATTGCCTAATGTATTTTCGTAATTTTAATCCAGAGAAAAGTAAAAACCCATTTGCATATTTTACTCAAATAATTTATTATGCCTTTTTAAGAAGAATCACTAAAGAGAAAAAACAATTATATGTAAAATACAAGGCAACAGAACAAATGGGTATAATAGAAGAACATGAAGTATTGCCTGATGGAAGCTTGAAACCTTTTGAGCTTTATGATAATATAGCAGAGTTCATTCAAAACTTTGAAGAAAGTAAGAAGAAAAAACAAGAGAAGAAAAAAGGCCTTGAAAAATTTTTATGAAGCTTTGTATATTAGGTGATACACATTTTGGTGCGAGAGGTGATTCGGTAGATTTTCATAACTTTTTTGAAAAGTTTTATGAAAACACTTTCTTTCCATATTTAATAGAAAATAATATTGATACAGTATTTCAGCTAGGCGATCTTTTTGATCGTAGAAAATACATCAATTTTAATTCACTATATCTATGCCGTAAATATTTTTTTGATAAGCTAAGAGATAATAATATAAAGATGTACACTCTTTTAGGTAATCATGATATATCATATAAAAATACTTTAAAGGTAAATTCATCAGAACTTCTTTTAAAAGAATATAAAAACGTAACTGTATATAATGATTATGCTCAGGTAGAATTTGATGGTATGAAAGTTGATGTTATACCTTGGATTTGTAAAGAGAATGAAAAACAAATATTTGAATCTATGAAAACAAGCTCTTCAGATATATGTTTTGGCCATTTTGATATAGATGGTTTTGAAATGTATAGAGGTAATAAATGTTTGGGTGGTTTGAATAGAAACATATTTAACAAATATGATATGGTATTAACAGGCCATTTTCATCATAGATCAAATGATGGCCAGATTTATTACGTTGGCACACCTTGTGAAATGATGTGGTCAGATTATAATGATACAAAAGGTTTTCATATATTAGATACTGAAACAAGAGAAATGGAATTTGTTGCCAATCCATATCAAATGTTTCATAGAATAAGATATGATGATTCTCAAACAAACTTTGATCATTGGAAAAAATTTGATTATAAAAAAACAAAAGATTCTTATGTTAAAATTGTTGTTTTAAATAAACAAAACCCATATCTTTTTGATACAGTTGTAGATAATTTTTACAAAGCTGAGGTGGCTGATATGTCTATTGTTGAAGATTTTAGTGATATGAATTTTGGTGTTGATAAAGATATTATAAATCAGGCAGAAGATACTATAACAATTTTGTCAAAATATATTGACGATAATTCCAATGGCCTTGTTGAAGATCCTAATAAATTGAAAAATTTAATGAAAGAGCTTTATGTTGATGCTATGAATGAGGAGCGTACAGAATGAGTCACAGCTATAAAGGCATATATAATAACCCAAATGAAAGACAAAGAAGATTTTACACTTATTGTTACTGGACTAATGCTTTTAATAAAAAAGAAATGGATCAACTTCATAAACAAATGGATGAGTGTGAACTTGATAGAGGTAGTACAATTCAACTGCCGAACAAAAATAAATCAAATACAACAAATACAAAATATGTAAGTGATGGCAATACAGTTATACAGACATCAACAGATAGTCAAAGCAAAGGAAAGCCAAATGAAGCTGTGAGAAAATCAGATGTTGCATTTGTAGAGAGAAATGATAAAACAGGTTGGATTTATGAAAGATTAAATTATGTAATAGATTCTTTAAATGCACAATTTTATAATTTTGACTTAAATGGTTATGATACTTTTCAATATACAGTTTATCATGACTATGAAAAAGGTAAATATGATTATCATATGGACACAATCATGGGTACAGGTATGCCTGATGATATGTACGAAACTAGAAAATTATCAGTTACATTTTTATTAAATGAACCTGGTGTAGATTTTGAAGGTGGTGAGTTTGAAATAAATTCAGGTCAAGAAAAAGATGCTGAGTCAGTAAAAATGAAAAAGGGTGATATAATTGTATTTCCATCTTTTATGTTACACAGAGTAAAGCCTGTTACAAAAGGTGTGAGAAAATCAATTGTTATATGGGTAATGGGGCCTAAATTTAGATGATTATATTTCGTAAAATAAAATGGAAAAACTTATTATCAACAGGTAATTATTTTACAGAAGTTAAGCTAGATAGTAAAAATAGTTCTTTAATTGTAGGTGAAAATGGTTCAGGTAAATCAACTTTACTTGATGCTTTATGTTTTGGTCTATTCAATAAACCTTTTCGTAAAATATCAAAACCACAATTAGTAAATTCAATTAACACTAAAGATTGTGTTGTCGAAGTTGAATTTGATACAAATAATAAATCATATAGAGTTGTCCGTGGTGCAAAGCCAAATGTTTTTGAAATTTATCAAAACAATGAATTACTTAATCAAGATGCGGCTGCTAAAGATTACCAAGATTTTTTAGAGAGATTTATACTAAAATTAAATTATAAATCTTTCACTCAAATTGTTATGTTGGGTTCGGCTTCTTTTACACCTTTCATGCAATTATCATCAAATGATAGAAGGTCTATTATAGAAGAGTTGTTGGAGATTCGTGTATTTTCTACAATGAATGGATTGTTAAAAAGTAAAATACAAGAGAATAAAGAAAGTGTTACAGATAAAAAACACTCAATAGAATTAGACGATCAAAAACATGAAATGAAGCTTGCGTACATAAACACATTAAAAGAAGATAATCGTTTAAAGATAGAAAAATATAAAAAAGAAAAACAAAATTGTGAAGTTGATGTAACTAATTATACTACAATAATTGGCGCCGATACAAAAGCTGTAAGTAATTTACAGAGCTTTATATCTGGTAAAACAAAAGCTGAGGCAAGAATAAAAACAATTACTAAACTAGAATCAAAATTAGAATCTAATATTACAAAATCTGATGATGATATATCATTTTTTCAAGATCATGATGATTGCCCTACTTGTAAACAGGCAATTGATCTTGAATTTAAAAATAAAACGCTTGACAATTTATCAAATAGCCTTGTAAAATATAAAGATGGATTAAAAGAATTAGAAACTAAATTTTTGGCAGAACAAAAAAAATTAAATGTAATACAAGAACATCAAAAAGAAATAGCTAATTTGCAAGTGATGATTGCCACAAACAATAATTTAATTAATTCAAAAAGAGATAGAATAACTGAAATACATACGGAGATAGAAAATCTTAAATCATCTAAATCTAATTCAAAAAAAGAAGAGATAGAAATAAAAGAGCTGGAAGATTCATTAGCCCAGAAAAAAGATGAACTAAAAAATTTACTAGATGATAAAGTTTATTATGAGGTAGCTTCAACATTGTTAAAAGATACTGGAATAAAAACAAAAATTATTAAACAATATTTACCGATTATTAATCAACTTACCAATAAGTATTTATCAAGTTTAGATTTTTTTGTCAACTTTAATTTAGACGAAAGCTTTAAAGAAACAATTAAGTCAAGGCATAGAGATGATTTTTCATATGCTTCATTTAGTGAAGGTGAGAAACAAAGAATTGATATGGCCTTGATGTTAACTTGGCGTGCTGTGGCCAAAATAAAAAACTCAGCAAATACAAACTTGCTTATTCTTGATGAAACTTTTGATTCTTCATTAGATGCAAATGGTACTGAAGATTTGATGAAAATTTTACAATTACTAGAAGATGTTAATTTATTCGTAATTAGTCATAAAGGTGATGCACTACAAGACAAATTTATGAATGTAATTAAATTTAAAAAGGATCGTAATTTTTCAAGGATAATAAATTAATGTTAGAAAAAGAAGAATTTTTGTCAGAGTTTTATTCAGATGATGGTACAAAAGTAGCTAAAGTTTATTACAAAGTGTATGGTGGTGGAAATAGTTATATTGCAAAATGTTATAAAGATAAAATATTAGTTAATAGTATAGTAGCACATAATGAATTTGATGTTGAAGCTAACGCAGAGGACTGGGTTTTAAAATGAGTGAAATATTAAAAATTGATACAGGCACAGGTGCCACAATTGATACGGCCAGAGGAGCAATTAAAAAAGATCCTAATTACGCTAAAGATAAACTTTTGCCTTTTGTAAATGAAAATCATGATATACTTAAAAGAGAAATGCCTAAGTTTCTTGGTGATTTACCTGATGAATTTTGGGATACTTTATTGCATAGAATGTGGATAACAATGAAACATACAGGCGGTATAGGATTATCGGCAAATCAAGTCGGTATAAATGAAAGAATTTTTATTATGGGTAATGAAGAAATATGTATTGCCTGTATTAATCCTGAGATAAAGGAACAATCAGAAGAAGAAGAACTTGCAATAGAGGGTTGTTTATCTTATCCAGGATTAATGTTAAGTGTGAGAAGGCCTAAATGGGTAGTGGGTAAATTTACTAATGCAAAAGGTGAAACCATAGAACAGAGATTTGAAGGCCTATCAGCTAGATGTTATTTGCATGAGTTAGATCATATGAATGGTATTAGAATGATTGATCATGTAAGTCCTTTTGCTCTTAAAAGAGCTAAGGGTAAACAAGAAAAGTTATTAAAAAAAGTGAAGAGAAGGAAAAAAGAATGACAAAACAACAAATAGTCGATACGTTAAAAAATCATCTTCTTGCTCAGATGGAAAAACATAGAATGAATGTTGAGATTATGATTAATAATCCAATGGCAATACATGATCATACAGCATGGACAGAAGGTGTAGAGAGTGAACTATCTAAAATGGCTGAATATAGTGACAAACACGAAATGATCACAAAATATCTAGGACACTATTCAAAAGGTGGACATATACAACATAAGGTAAATCATGAGTTCTCTCCAGGTGAAAACATATAAGTACGACCCAAAAGATGATGTAGAAACACAATGGAAAAAATGGAGTAAGTCTGATATAGAATTTAATGATGTATCAGATTCCGATTTGAAAGAAAACATTGTGAAAGACCTCTCATACGTTTCACAAATGGACGTAAGAGAATATACACTATATCAAAAGTTTTGTGAAGTAAAACAAAGATACCCTACTATTACAGTAAATGATTTGTGGGAGGGCGAACGCCAAGTATTGAAAGATGAGAAACAAAGAAAAGCTTTAGCAGAGGTCAAAAATAATATTTGGCAACCAAAAACAAATGAAGATTACCTAGAGTTA